AGTAGTTTGGTCATTAGATCAACATCCATGAATTAACCCTTTATTATTATGTGGTTGAAGCCGAGCCTGGCTTTGGGACCAGCATCTGGAGGATGCGGCTCGGCGTCTGCATCATAGCGATTATCTTTAATAAACAAAAGCTCAAGTTTTTTAAAATTGTGCCGATAAGTAATACATAACTTGGAGGGGATCATATGAAATTATTAACTGTATTAATTTTATCTGCAATTTTAGTGGGATGCGGAACCGAGGGTGAATCAAATGAAATTGAAAGCCTTGCTGATAGCAAAATATCGCTTCCATATATTTTAACTGTTGAAGACGTGATAGATGCTGCGCCTGGGAGTTTAACTGCAACCAGTAATTTTAAAGACTTCTTTGATGCCAATATTGAAATTATTGACAAAGTAGTTTCGATATCAATTGAAGACGGGTTTTCTGTCGAAATTGATTTAGATGATTTTGAAACTTTTAGAGATAACCATAGCAATCCTGTATTGGTTTATAGAGACGGAAATCGTTTTGCTAACATGCAGCTTGGTGAATACAATGAAAACCATTTTCAAATGACCATAACAATAGGTGGATCTAATTATTCGCTTGAAAAGGGCAAGAAATAAGAACCCCGCCAGACGGAGAAGCGAAAGACGAGGCCATGAGGATTTACGTTTAGTGCGTGGATGCGTAAAACGTAATTTAAAAAATACTAAACTTTCACGATGCAGATATCAGTTGCCGGTATGTGAAACAAAAGATCACCGCAAGTTTTGCCGCCGACAGGTGGCTTTGGATCAACTGGTTTCACTGGATCGACAGGCTTATCATCGCTTGGCAATCCATAATGATCGATAACAAGCCACGGGTTCAAATAACCTTGACCAAAGTAAGTATCGTTTCCAGCGATTCCAAGGTCTACATATCCGACTTTAACTTTTTCATCATAGTCAGCTTGATTTAGTTTTCCGAAACCCATTCGGTCAAAGTAGCCTAGAAGCAAAAGATCAATACCAGTGGCAAGCGGTGTTGCCATTGAAGTGCCTGATATCGTTGCAGTTTTTCCGTTTAGCCAATACCCAAAAACCGAGGTGCCTACATCTGTCTTGGTTAGTTTTCTAGATTCAGAGCTAAAAGAAGATGTTTTGAATTGATATGTCATCGAAGCGATCGAACGTGTGGTGTCATAAAGAGCTGGGTAATCTGACTTCTCGCCTCCCTTACCGGCATTTCCGGCGGCAGCCTGGAAGTGACGCCCAGCGTCGAAAAATTTTCGATAAAGGTCTGCAGAAACTTGATCGTAACCTCCGCCGCCTAAAGAAGCTGAGACAATATGAGCGCCTTCGTCGATGCACCATTGCGCTGCGTTTCTAATCCATGAAGATGCGCCGCTGCCTTGTCGGCCACCAAGACATTTTCCGTGAACGAGTTTTGCTTTTGGAGCTAGGCCTGTGAAAAACTTAGAGTCGGTTGATCCTGTAATAACAGAACTTACGTGGCTGCCATGACCATTTTGATCAAGCGCTGAACGATCTGTCGTAAAGTTTTTGTATTTGGCATCTTTGCCGAAAGCGCCGGCTTCAAGGTGAGTTTTATCAAGACCTGTATCAATTACGCCTACGACGATTGGCGTGCCATCTGCCCAAGTTCCTGCGCCGCAAATCTCGCGAAGCTCTTCGATGCCTTTGGTTCCGTCGGCAGATTTTCTCATTGATGCCCACTCAGGCACAACCTGGCTTAATGGAACCGCGTCTGAGATGGTTTCTATTTGGTAGTCGACGTAATGGTCATGGCCTAGTGCATTGGCAATGGTTTTATTGCAAGACATTATTGCTTCCTCATTTTGTTTTTGATTGTTCGAAAAAGGATATCATCAAGGGTGCGGTTTTTTAAAGATGAAATTCGCATCTTATTTTATTTTGGCGATATCGCAGGCTTGGAAATTATACGTAAATCTTCTGTTTAATTTGAAAGCTCTTTATCCGCAATCAAATCGATCACTGCAAATATCAGAACTAAAGCTGAAATATAGATGACGATGTTTTTAAATGTAAGCTCGACCATGGCGATGAAAAATGCGTGAGATACAAGGGGCGCAGCGGTTCTAGTGAATATCCAGATTGCCTGTGACGTGCGTATTTGTAATCGATCGTCTTTCAATAAAGTAACCTCTCTCAGATTGAGCTGGTTTAAAAGCCATGATGCACGGGGCTTTGACGTGGATATTTTCGAGAAGGCAATACCTGCTGGAAAAATATTTTATATACTCATCGTGCATAAACAACATCCAGATGTATCCGCTTTCGCAGATAAAGGTCTTACATATTCCCTCGAGGCTTTCAAAGACAACCGGCTGCATCGAATCTGCGTGCTTTCTAAGTAGATCCGCACCATTGTAATACTCGTCATCCACTATTTGATCTCCAGGGGTGCCGCCACTTTGCGGACAGATCGCAGAAATAAAAACCTCGCTGCGAAAGTTCGATTGCGATTTGGGGAAATCTATTTGAAAACTGATTCCAACCTATTTGATGCTGGAGGCTATGATGGGTGCGGCAAAGCTCTATGATGTTGAAATCGTCGTCTGGCCCACCTGAGCCTCTTGATAAGATGTGAGCCCGGTCGTATATGGGATTTCCACAAACGAAACATGACTTTTTCTCAGATTCTCCAACACTCATATATTTATTTTAACAGGAATTGTGATCTAATATTAAGATTTCTGCTCGAATCGAAATAATATTTTTGAAAGTCTTGTTAGCGTTTACCGCGACAAGAATTTTTCGATGGTTTCTCTTTTTACAGATGATAATACGTACACCCGCATAGGTTACAAAAGATTATAAAGTTTCAACATACTCAATTTGAGCCTGGACAACCCGTTTTTATTTGAATTTGAATCTAAAACCTCCACAAGTTTTTCTTTTACCACTTGCGACTTTATATATTGAAGATTCATCAAGACCTAAATCTTTAGCTGCATGGCGGCAGCCAGTATAAACCTTGCCATTTTCTATACAAATTATTTCATTTCTTCTAGATATTCCAATATCAAATGCGTGCTTTATATTTTGCGAATAAGAACAGTATTCGAGATTCGATATATTATTATTAGTTTTTATTCCGTCTTTGTGATTTACAATTAATTTTGATTCGCCAAAAAAAGCCGCGCAAATCAACCGATGAACAGAGAAGTTTCTTTTTTTGTTATTTTTTGAAAGACAAACTCTTTTGTAACCGGCATTTGAAATTGAAGATCTTAGAATTTTTTGATTTAAGTTTTTTTTATATCCTCGTTTGCAGTAAACCCGCCTGAATTTTGACTTGATCCTGCCCAAATTAGATCCTTGATATAATCCTTCGTAGCCAGGAATGTCACACCACAGCTCACCTGGAAGATCATCTAATTCGCCCAAAGCCTTGCCCTACATATTGTTCGCGATCATAGTTGCCTTCGGCGTTTTACCACGATGAAGGCGAACGTCAAATAATTCGGCGACTTCTTTTTGCATGGCATGAAGTTCATTTGCTCTTTTTGGGCTCGAGTAAAGATCGATTACGATCATCGGACCGCCATGATTTAGCGCCAGGTTGGAATCCGAGGAGTCTGAGAGGTATCTACAGCCAATAAAGCACTCGAATACGCCGGGATATACAGCCGCTTCAAGCGCGATAATGAACTTGATTATCTCTTTGAAATCTTTTGGTTTAACCGCGAAGGCTACATTATGGGACCTAAAAGTAGGCTTCATCGCCCACAGCTTTAGGCTAATCTTAGATCGCATCTCATTTGAACCATCGAAGTCTAATCCTTTTTCTTCATGATAGAGAAAATCTAGATCGAACTTTGAGGCTATCACCTTCCATGGCTCCAGCCTCGCCATCCCGATTATCTTCTGCAATAGGCTTCGCAATGCAGGAACCGCTGAGTCCAGGAACCAGTAAGATCTAATTATTTGCCATTTGAAAGGTAATGTAAACTTAAAAAACTTGGCTGGCCGGCCAGAAAGCACGTTAAAAGGTATGGGCTTTACGAAATTAATTAGAACTGCAGGATCTTTTCCAGAGTATGGAAGTATCTGAAAACTCATAGCCCGATCTTTTCCCATATCAAGATTTAGATCTGATAGTTTGCAGGCACAGTGTTCAATCATGTGAGCTGTAAGTGGTGCGGTCTTTATAAGAACTTCTGTGACCACGATCATGTGCTCGATGCCATGAGAGCCTTCGGCTTCAATATATTCTGGCTCTGAATCAGCTCCAATTAAAAATCCTTTGAATCCTAAAACCTGGTCAATCATCGAAGCAGATTTCCCGTATCCGTGGGTTCCTGTAAGGGCCGCACCAACGAAGGTTTGTTTTCTAAAGTTTCCTGAATTTAAAACCCTTCTGCCACCATCTCTAAGATTGAGCATGACAGATTCAATGGTTGCCGCGCCGCCTATTCTGGCCATTCCAGTCTCAGGGCAAAGGTAAACGTAGTCGTAGGTTTTGCCGAGCTTAAATGAATATGGAGATAAAGCAGCCTCATTGTAGCTATGCAGCGATCCGATAGTCTTTGGATATATGCCTTGCCTGCTCATAGCACTTAAAAGCTCACCAATCTGACCAGGAGAGTCTAGGATCTTCATTTGGGTTTCTGCCTTGAATACCCCGAGCCAACTTTGAATATTTGTTTTCATATCAGAAAGCCTAGCACTGACCGGTCGTCCAGCCAATTTGAATATTTACGTATGAATTTAGATTTACTTGGAATGCTTGGCCTGCTTGATGTAAGCCATGTTTAATTTAGGAACCCGAACTTTTGAGGCTCGAAAAAGTCATGAAAAGTAAGTGGCGACTAAACAATTCAAAATCAACTTTAAAAGGAATCATCTATGCTGAAAGACAAATCAAAAGTCCGGGATATAAATACTAAATCTAAAGCCCGGTCTGGTAAAGCAAAATCTATCTTTATTGATTACTTCTCGTTTGTGCCTTGCCCGCCAGCGCTCGTACCGGATCATCAGAGAATCGATCTGATCTCAAAGCTAAGGCCCGTAAAATCGAAATCAAACAGCAAATGTCATCCGAGGTTTTAAGCATTGTCTCACGAGGGCACAGCGTGCCCAAGAGGACTGTTGGATTTAATATCCGCACCTTGAGCATATTACCTAGGATATAACCTAGTAGCTATCGCGCAACCCTCGCACTTGTTGGCATTCCGCAGGGGGCCTTGTTCCTGCTTAAGGGGTCGGTATACACATTATGGCTAGGTGCTTTGTGAACCTATATGTTTTCAAGCGTTCGCTATAATGCAGCTTCTCAATTCTAATTGACGGAAGCTCGCCGAGCTATGCCACCACGATGGTAATCGCAAAGCTCCCCCAAAGGCTGATCGTAGACGTGTCCAAGCATTGTTGTCGATCAGATGGCTGGGGTTCCATACTCGAGGACATGGCTATATTGCTTCGAGTCCGCTTATGCTGCCACGTGGATATTTTAATCAGCCCAAACCTTTGAGGGACGCGAGGTATAATTTACGTATAAATTCATTCAGCTTATTGGGCAGGCAAGCTGATACAATCTTGGATATGGAAACCCTATATCAATTTGAAACCTCATCTTCTGAGACCGCGGCAATCCTGCTTAGCCTTGAGCTTCCGATATTTGAAATCGTCCGAGACGGGACAATTAGGACCTACAAAGTAAATGGGTTTCACCCGCCGTCGTGGCTCACTGATGAGGAGCTTGACGAGTGGTTTGACTAGCGGCGCAGGTAGTGGTTATATTCGCCAACGCATTTGGAGGATGACGCTATGGCCGATCAAGGCAAATCAATATTTCAACACCTATCAGATATTCAAGGGCTACTGCCTGCATTCAATAAAGACTCGAAAGCCCACAAGTACAATTATGTGTCTTTAGACAACATAAACGCCGCTCTCAAGCCTCTTCTAGCTGAAAGAGAGCTAAGCCTTACAAGCAGCGTAAGAGGCGAGGTAGGCCTCGATTCGATGTTTCTAACAACATGTTTGAGGACCAAGCAGCTGGACTCGGGCAATGAGATTGCCGTGGAGGTTCCTATGATGCTCGGTAGCCTTCGAAACGGAAACGCCATGCAAGATATGGGATCTGCGATAACCTACGCCAGAAGGTATGCGCTTTCGATAATGTTCAACCTTGAGACAGAAACAGACGACGATGGCCAAAAGCTTACTCCTCAAAAGACGGCCGGACGAAAACCCGCACCCGCCAAAAAGAAGATTGATTCAGGCCTTGCCGTATTCCACGTTCACTTTAAAGATCTTTTGGCAAAGTGTGATCCTTCGAAAAGATCTGAGGCTCTTGCCCTTGCCAAAGATGGCACATCAAAAGACGATCTTAAAAAGGCAATTGAGTTTCTGGAAGTATTGCAATGATGGATATAGATAAATCTGATCTGGCTGAATATGCTGTAATGGAAAAAAGGGCAGTCACATTTATGCTTAGCACGATGCTTGAATTTGACGCAGCTTTTGAAGATAAGATCTTAGGCGATTCGACCCTGGAAAATATGATGAGATCAAAGTCTGTTTTAAAAGACAACCTTGCACCGTTAGTTCCTATTTTTTCTGCTGCATTAAAGATGAATAAATCTGATATTGATTTCATGATGGAAAAATACGAACCCATAGTTGATAAGATCCTCCTTGAAAGCGAGGAAAATGCAAACCAAACAGTAAATTAAAATAAGGATATGAATCATGAGCAGTTTAAACATGTGTCAAATCATCGGAAACCTTGGCCAAGATCCAGAGATAAGAGCGACTAAAACAGGCACCACAGTCTGTACGCTAAGTGTTGCCACAACCGAATTCAAAAAAGCAAAAGACGGTAGCAAAGGTGAGAAGGTCACAAACTGGCATAGGATCGTCTGCTGGGATAAGACAGCTGACATATGCGCCCAATACCTTAGAAAGGGCAGCAAGGCTTATTTTCAGGGCCCTATTCGCACCAGAGAGTGGCAGGACGAGCACGGGCAAAAGCGTTATACAACCGAGATAACTGCCAACCGGATGCTTCTTTTAGATAAAAAAGATGATGGGGCCAAAGAGCCTTTTAATTCTGCTTCGTCCAGATCCGGAGATGAATCATCATTTCTAGATGATATACCGTTTTAATCTTGAAAGGATGCATTGAATTGAAAAAAAGAAAAATTAAAGAGATGCTTTTGCGTCTTCAAAAGAGAATTTGTGAGCTCGAATGCCGAAGCATTAACATGTTTGATGATTTCGAATGCTTGGAGGCGCAGGTTGAAAGTCTTCGCACCAAGCTCAATAGGATGGAAATTGATTTTGAATTTCAGATAAATGCATGTAATAGGAAATTTTCGAAACTGACTGCGGATCGAGAAATGCTAGATAGAATTGAAGATGCAAAAAAGTCTATAAGAAATAAGATGACGGATGAGGCTTTTGGTTTGGATGATCAAAGCCAGTCATATGAGTTAGAGCCACCTCCAAAAGGATACTTTCAAAAGGAACTTTCAAAATGAATGACGGTTTAGATATGACTATATATGCTCTGAAAACTTGTTCGATAGCTTTATATATGTTAGGTGCAGCTCTTTGGTTTATGCAGTCGCGCAAATACTATCAGTCCAGAAAACGCTTAGATGAGATAATTTTCAGCCAAGCAAATGATTTGAAGCGAATCGAATTTAAAATGAAGGAATACGGCGATGGTTGAGATGATCGATTCGTTAAAAGGAACTTGGAAGTGAGTGAAGAATCGAAAGCTCTAAGTGAGATTGTATATCAGCTTAAAGAGCATAACAGAAAGTTTTCCGGCTTTGCCTGGGATTTTAAAATTCTAGTTGAAGATCTTGGTAAAATTAAAAAGACAATGATAGGTTTATCAGTCTCTTGTGATCAGCTTGTAAGCGGTCTTAAAGACAAGCCTATAGACCCGTGCGAATCCGACACGTGATGGGGTATGCCGATAACATGATACAGGTTTGGGAATTTATTTTCATACTGATTGCGACTCCCCTAATGTTTTTTGGTTTTCTAGCGCTAGATGAGGAAGCAAGACGTAGAAGGGATCTTAACGAGTCGTGCAGGATGTGTGAATGGGAAGAGGATATAGAGCCGCGTGAATGAAAATAATTAGTCTATTTTCTTTTCAATATGTTTTAGTAAAGTCTCTTGCCGCACCAAAATCGCGTTCATCTCTTTAAGCTCTTCTGAGACCCTTAAAAGAATATCGGCCTGAGCATGGTTTATTTCTTTTTGATGCGAGATCTCTGTCTTAATAATGGCAACTTCTGAGGCGGTCTTAGCCGCAAACCCAGCGACGCTTATGCAGATCGCAGCGACGAAACCTAAAGGTAAGAATGTGTTTTTAGAGATCGTGTTCATAATTCAGTTAGTTCATACCTTGTAAAATCATTTTCAGAGTGAACCTTTATGCCGGTTATCTCAAATATATTTTTATCGTCAATGCCAAGAGCGTCAAGAAAAGAGTCTTCTGAAAATTTCAGATAGTTACTAACATCGGATTTTCTCGGCGAGCCGGATTTTGTTATCCAGCTTTTTCCAATCCAAATTTTTAGCCTTAGCTTTTTAAGATACAATTTAGATGTATCAAAAGCCTTTTGCTGTACGTATATTCTAACATTATTTTTGAACGTTTTGACCGCTTTTGTGGAAAATCGCCTTCCATTTCTACCCCGAGAATATCCTGCATTCACGCTTGGGCATACAAATGGAACTTCAAGGGTAATCAATCTTTGCGCCTTTGGCCGCCAAGGATTCTATATGACATATATCTTTTGCGGTTTATCTGATTTGATTGGTTACATCCTAGGGCCCAGAACTTTTTATATAATCCGTTTTTTTGCCTGCCCGATTTTCTGTCAAAGCCTGCGAAATAGGCCACGTGACCCTTCGATGATTTCGGATTTGACCGCCAGAGAATTACGATGTCTCCGACCTTTAGATCTTTGGCTTCGACTCTATCGTATCTGGGGTGCGGCTTCAGCCAGTGCCTAGCACGCTCGAAAATCTTTGGGAGCTCGCGGCGCTGTAAGTATCCAGATTCAGTCTCACCCACACATATGCATAGCGAACACCAAGGCGTTGACTTGTCATATTTAGGCCTTCCAAACTCCGCCCATTTCTCTTTAATCCAGGCCTCGTTTTTAGCCTCAGAGAAGCCCTTGTATTTGGCAAGGGCCCTATGGCCGAGAATCGGTTTTTCGGGCTCAGCAGGGACAACAGGAGCGGCAGGATCTTTAAACATATCGCAGATGTAATTTATAATCTTTGAAAACATATTTTTAAAATCCCCACTCTAATATGTAGACCGCACCATCTTGACCATCTTGTCCAGGGTTTGCCTGGAATGTAAAATCAAACTCGTCTTGAGGACCGCCAAGCCTTTGATCAATTCTGCTATCTACTGATTCACGGACCCCGCCAGCTCCGCCAGCTCCTATGATCACGGGGTAGCCTCCAGATGGGAGCTCGCCAAAATGAGAAAAGCCAAGGGTTCCAGGGCATCCGTGCTGGCCTGCATATCCAAAAGCCTGAAAGGTCTCAGAAAATGCTCCGGGATTATTATGATCATTGAAAAATACTCCTGGGTTTTCACGGCCGCCATCTCCGGCGTTTCCGTAATGTGACCCTTCAAATGTCGGTCCAAGCGTAGATCCTAATGTCACGTAATTGCTAAAGCTTCGGATAGGATCTGGAAAGGAAACAAATTCAAAATTCTCTAATCTTCTCTCTCCACCTATGCCTGGCGCTCCGCCTCTTCCCCCGCCGCCAACTATTTGACCGTTAAACATTGAAGGAGATCCGAAAGCTCCGCTTACGCCATCTTCTGCAGGAACCTCTCTTCCGTCAGCGTCTGCCAAACTAAGGAAAAACGTTCCAGGCCCTAAAAGAGCAGCATTACTAAATACTGCTCCCCTGCGGCCTGAAGATCCGCCACCGCCTCCACCTCCAACGCCAATAGCCAAAACGTTGCTTCGAGTAGGAGAGGTTTCATATATTCCGCTTTGCGTAAATAACGTGCATTTAAGATTTGTGACCTCACACAATGCGTTTAAAGCCGACGCCATCGACTGAATAAGGCCCTCGGTTATTGGGCTCTTGTAATCTGTTTCAGTGTCAAAGAATTTTCTTATTACAGGTGGTAGTTCATTTGCCATTTTAACTCACTCCATAAGGCGGATCGCCGCATATCTCGCCTTCAAAAGAGATCGATGCAAAACAATCATTGTAGTCATCAGGCATCATATCATAGCTGCAAGGCTGCAAAATTAGCCTGCCCGAAGGTGCCTGATTAAAAATAACCTGGTCTGTCAAAGTCACAGATCCTTCTGTAAACGATGCGACACTTGATCTTGAGATCAAATTACAGGTTCCTTCTTCGATAATCTCAACGCATTCGCCAACGCAAAACCTATCTTCTGCCGTTCCAGAGATAACCGCACCGGACGGATCAAGGCTAATCCCCGTAACAATCATCGATGGCGCGATGTTTCCAAGCCTTACGTCATCGTCAAAAGTAGTATCTACGACAGAGATTCTTACCCTTCCTGTCTTGTAGTTTACATCTAGGCGGTAGATTTCAAAAAGGCGATTGAAGGTGTCTCTTCTTCCAGTCCTGGTATCTGAGACTCCAAGGCTTCGAAGATCAAGCTGAACCACATCGCCAATGTTTACTTGGCATGCGCACGAAAAAAGAAGCTCAATGTTTTCAATAAACTCTGCCCCGCGCGAGTACCTATCTAAAAGCCTGCTCGCGGTTGCTCTTGATATAAGACCTGCGCCTTTAAAATCTCTAAGGCCTTCGGAGCGGATAGTTAGAGTATTCTCTCTTTGAAACCTTTGAGCACTCTCATCTGAAAGGTTAACGTTTCCAGCGAGAAATGTTGAGTTTGAATCACATGGGTTTGACGTGTGAGCAAAGACTACCTCCGAATAATAAAAGTTTGAAAGTGATCTTTGTATCTTTAGCTGGCTGCAGTTTGTTACTTTAGTTGAATCTAAAACCATCTGAGCTTCGCACGCGTTTCCAGGCCTATTGTTATTTACAGATATGCGTCCTTCAGATGTTTGAAGATAAAGACCTATGGGTCCTAAAAGCTGATCTGCAATAAAGTCTCTCACGCTTTCGATTGTATTAGTGATATAAAAGCACATCTCAACGCCTGCGTTTTCAAGCGATAGCTCCTCGAAGGTTGCAATATCAACGTCATCCTCGTTTAAACAAAGGCCAGTTGGAAGCACGTTGTAAGGGCTTGCGTTAGGGTTTGGATCCGATGGCGGACAGCTTAAAAGAAGCTGTAGCGCAAGCTCAAGCGGGTTTCCATCGAGCCTATAGAATACAGATAAAGACTCTTCAGCTTCATAGTCTTCAGAAGCGTTATCGCAGTATCTGTCAAATTCTGGATCTTCTCTTAAAAGTCCGGAGAAGGTTCCGGTCGCAGGATCGAAATCATCAAACGACATTAGCTCATCTGCAATCCGAACATATCTAGACAAGATTCCAGGAACCGCCGGAAGTATCGAATCATCGTTTACATCGATAAGATCGACGGTCGCTTCAGTATCTGCCACTAAAACGTCTTGTGTTAATACCATCTCAGAGATTCTAAAAGAAGGCGCTATCGTAAGAGACTCAGTCGAACAAAGCTTTATATCCACAAAGCCGTGGCCTGAGCAGAGCTCGCAGACATAGCCTGTGAATATTCTTTTGAACTCGCCGGGAAAATCAGAAAGGCAAACATCGCCCTCTTGATCCATGAAAACCTGAACGCGTTTTCCCATGAGATCATCTGTAAAGCCCGTCGGGCTTATAAGCATTGTAGCCTTTAGATCTCTATCTACGACCCTTAGCGTGAAAGTAGATATGCCGGTAGACCTTCCGAAATCTGGCCGCACCGACTGGGAAATAGATGAGGTTGTCCCGCTTAGATCAAGGCAGGGAAGAATCTGAGGGGTCTCTATTGGAGTATCAAAGCAGAGATCAATGCCTCCATCAAGGCAAGGCTCGTCTCCGCTGTTAGACGGCTGGGTTCCAATATCAAAGCAAAGGACAGGTGAAGCCTGATCCAAACAGTATAGCGGCGAGGTTTGATCGAGGCATATGCTCTCGCCTTCAAGGCATAATATATCAAACGTCGGACATGGATCTATTTTCCTGCCTTCGTCAAGACAAAGCACAGGATTTCCAATATCAAAACAAAACCCCGGGTCTTCAATGCAAACTTCTTTTTGAACCGAATGAGATGAAAGGGGAAATGAAATGCCTTCGATCGACACCATAAAGCATGGCTCAAAACATTTGTTTAAAGACGTTGGTACAAGCTGCCTAAGCGCTTCTGATCTGCTCAAAACTCGCCCCCTGAAAGCTCTTGAATATAGACCTTAAGGGCCATCCAATCGTCGACGTGGACAGACACGCGGCCCTCCATTTGGATGCAATCGAATATTTCTGAGCCAGAAGGAGACGTGCATATGACCTCATCTGCCATATGTATACACGGCCTTATCTGAGGCGCTATTCTTTTTTTGGAAGTTTCACAAGCGCAGAACACGATCAGCAGAGCGCAGAAGCTGCTTTTCAATATGGCGCTTTTCACCGCCAGTAGATGCTTTTTTCCAGTCATCATAAAGCCCTTCGAATTCTCGGGCTTCTTTTATATAACCGCGCTCGATGATTTTAAGTTTCGCCGCGAAGACGCCTTTGGTGAGAATGTCAGTTATAAGTTTATCGAGCAAGGGAAATACTGAAAGCTCGATCTCTTTTGGAACCTTCGCAGATTTCAAAAGAGACGAGATTGCAGCCTGTAAAGCTATGGAGATTAGCCCATTCATTTTACAGTTAGTTTTGTCTCAGTTTCAAAGTAACGAAGATACAAGTTGATCGCAGCACATACCACGAGTAAAATTGCAGCTTGGTTCTGAGTCAAAAGATCAGCAAATGATGAGCTGAAAATTGCAACTATTGCAACGATTGCGTTGAACCACATTGTTTTAGATTCGTTTAATTTCTTAGTTTTTACTTCTGACATAACTTTTCCCTTTTTATGTTAAACAAAGCTGAGCTGGAATCCACATGCTTGATGCTGCGTCCCATTTCAAAAAATCATTTGCAGCCGGTGCAGTCGTTGATGTGTCGACATCGGTCAATCCATCAATGGCTGAAGCTCCGCCTGCTGCAGCAGTTTGGTTTATCCACATGGTACCATCCCACGTCAGCACTTGGCCACTGGCTGGAGCCGCAACAGTCGCATCTATAAGGTCTGTTACTCCAAGCGCAGCTGCCCCAGTCTGTCCGTTGACTGAGGTGACCCCACCTGGATTTGGAACATTTATTCCATTAGTTAATGCCATTTATTATCCTCCAATTTATTTATTTAAGACGGTGTAACTTTCTTCTTTGTCTTTTTCTTTGATGCCTTTTTCGAAGAGGATTGGTTTACTGGCTTTTTCTTATAACTCCTCAAAACATTAAGTTCAGCTTCAAGTACGGAACTGTCTAACCTTAAAGCTTGCATCTCTTCATGCATTTTTCTAATACGCATTCCATTTGCATGTTCTGCTTCGAAGTCAGGATCTTCTTCAACCTGATCTTTTACCTCATTGTATTTAGGTATTTTTTTAAGATCTTCAATAGATTCAACAAACCAAGATCTTTCTAATCCTTCGCTATCAATATAAAAAAACTTTTTCATCGTTAATCCTTTTTAAGTTAGAAGTTTCCTGTTGCTTCACGAGTCGCGTTGTTTAACTCAGTAACGGTAACCTGGGTCTGAGAATTCGAACCGTTTCCAATAAGGAAAATCGAAGCGGCGGTAGCAGCTGAAGAGAAAAGGTAGAACCTAAGCTCAGTATCGACGGCAACAAATTTTCTTGATGCAGAAATTGTTGCAGCCCAACGTATTGTAGTTCCTGAAGATTGCCTGTCCGTTGAAGTAATAAATCCCGGTGCAGTTGGTGCCGTTCCGTTAACAACATCGACCGCTACAAAGTTTGCATTGCCGGCTGCAGCAATATTGTCAAGGTTTGCAACAAGATCAACCTGATAACTAGTGCCAACGGTGAGTCCAGTAACTCTCAAATCAATAACCTCTGGACGATTACCAATGGTTGGAAACTGCATGTTTGCTGAAAGAGTCCTAAAGACATATCTGTCATCTTCAATAAGGCTGTTGTCAATGAATCCATCAGCATTCGTTTCGACCGGCTCGTTAGCGTTTCCTGTGAATGTATCAATGAAAACCGGAGCCGTGCCGCCGCCAGCAGTTATAAGAACCGGACGATCACCTGCTGTCACCTCAAGCTTTGTTGCTGAAAGAACATAAAGAACCGAGTTATCCCACTCACCAACGTTTGTGTTTTGAGTCGCTGTAACGCCGCCTGGCGCTGTGGGATCATCGAAATAAAACTCGCCTACATTTAGGCCGTGACCGGCAACTTCGATTACCCCAACCGATTGCACGACAAAATTGTTTCCGTCGACCACTTCTTTAACAACATGAGTCGATGGATTAACCGCAGCATTTGAAGCATCTCCTAAAACCCAGGTTCCTGTTGTATCGACTCGAACTGCTTGAAGTGCTGTGAAGCCGTGTCCCGCCTGAGTTACCGCACACTCGACAGCGCCCATGGAACCGCCTGCATTTATAGGACGGAAAGCTCCGTTGCAGTAATAGATTGGAAGTGAGCATCCTGGCTGAACCTCGATATCCTTTCCAGCAAAAACTGAAAAGCTCATTGGCTGGGTAGTGCCGTTTACGACAACCGCTTGCTGACCATCTTCAAGTCCTGGAGCCGAGGCAGTAAAGCCTGCGATGTCAGTTGCTGCAGCGCCTGTTACTTCTAGCACGCCTGCGTCTACTGTGAGGTTTAAAGAGGCCGCACCTGCAACGCTTGATTTGCCGTGGGTAATCCACTTGTCTGTTTGAAATCTACCCGTTGTAGATGTATCCTCTGTCCGAGATACGAATGCAGCATTAAAGATCGCTGCTTGTAGTTTATCACCTGCTGATACTGTCAATTTCATGCCCTCCCTGGTTGGCTAGTTATATGTCTGAAATAGTTCCGCCTAAAATGCGAAACGTCAAAGTTCCCGTTCTAAAATACCCACATCCAAGCGTGCGGATCATTTCAATTAAATTGTATTCTGTCCCATTTCTCGAGCTTTGAGTCGATTCAAGTATAACCTTAAAATATTCATCTGGCTTATCGCAGTTTGGTATAAGCTCCATTTCGCGTCCGCACATTGCCCAATCTAAAAGATCTCTTATATCGTCTAGTCCACGCGTTGGCCGAAAGGCCCTGCAGGTTTGTTCGATATTTGTCTGCGCTTTTACCTCAAAGCTTATCGTCGACTCTTTTCCGCAATGAACAATTTCGGTGCATTTGCCATCGGAGCTTTCAGATTTTGTCGCCTGCCTGAGTCTTCTGTTCTGGTTTTGAAAGTTCGTCACTGGAAGTTGCGGGTAAAATATTGAGCCGAACCTTTGGTTAGATCTGTATTCGGACTGGCCCGAAAGATTTTGACCAAGCGTGAACCCGAACATTTCGTATGCTGGCGCTGGCTCTGCTCCAGATCCTGCAAGGATTTCAAACGCATCGCCCGAAGGCCTAAGAATAGTAAGTACTCTTTTTTCTGAATCGACTGAAAACGAATAGTAAGAGATGTTGTTTGCAAGCGCTATCTTGTTCATAAGATCTGCTATCTCTGATATGCATATTGGGCCCAAAGGAAACTGTAATACATGTGTGCCATTTTCATCTCTTAAAGTTATCTCTCTTGATTCGGATGTAAACTCAAACCCATATCTTATAGCTATTTGAATATCTAAACTCATACTGCCTCTGCTCCGAGAAATCCTGCATTTTCAATAAGCTCAACTATTCTTAAAGAAGTCTGGTCGCTATCAAGCACATCGCCTTGAATCGTAACCTGAACGTTCGAGCTCCTGGTTCTCTCGAACTCTTCCTCATCATCTGTAACCCCGATATCAGAGCTTGTTGTGGATACAGCAGAAGCAGGTGCCGGAGCTGCTGCGGTGGTAGCAGCAGTTGGAATAGGCGCTGATGTGGATCCGGAACTTGATCCTCCTGCTCTATTACCCAAAGCCCTAAAAGCTATGCCAGCCGCGACAAGGGCCGCACCAGCAACAATTGCTCTGGTCCCGTCGAGCATAAGTACAGCCTCTCTAACCCTATCTGCTAGAATACCTATCAAGATCGCCTGGGTTCCGAGCTCGATTGAAAAGTCTCCAAATGAAGTAAGGACCGAACCAAGAAAAGCCCTTAAAGGATTTTGTCCTGCTTCTAAAGCTTGAACCATTGCATTGATTCCGTTTTGAACCGTGTTTGTTATAAGCTGATTGAAGTCGACCCTGAGCTGACGGCCCGTACTTCTTACTCTATCTCTTAGGCTTGTAAGAGAATTTGAAACCCTAGCGGCTCCAGCTTCCATCGAGACGACAGCCTCATCGAATATACTAGCAGCATTTTGAATCTCCGTTGAGGCTTGAAGAATTAAATCTCTATTGGCTTCTGCGAACTCAAGGTTTGAAAGTATAAACTGCTGGAATGCAAGCTGAGATCCCATAAGCTGCGTGGGCTCGACAAGGCTTTGTAGGTTTTCGGTTAACGTTTGAGTCTGGGCCTGGGTAGATACAAGAGCCTGTGAAATAATAAGCCCAGAGTTTGTCACTGAAGCTGCAGCTGATTCAACTACTGCTTGATTGGATCTAACAAATTCCTGATTCTGGATAACGAATGATCTTAGAGCTTCCTGCTGCTCAGTGAGATCTGTCGTCCCTCCGCCGCCACCATCATCATCATCCATGGCGGGAGGATTTTCTGTATCGCCTCCGCCTCCGCCACCGCCGCGAACAATCTCTGGACGAAGCCTGAGACGTATTTCTCTTTGAGTTTCGCGCCTCAAATCAATTATATTTTGAGTGGCTATCTGAACATTCTCTTCAAATAAAGTAGTATCTATTTGAATAGCTACGCCGCCGTTGAAAAACCTGGCTATTGACGATCCTGTAATGAAGTTAGAGAATTCGGCAACCCGCAATAAGGCTGTGTTTACCCCTAAAATGAAACCGTTGAAAAGAGAGTCGCCTATTCTCCGCAGGCTTCCAAATGATGTTAGTAGCATGTCGAACAATTCAACCGCGCCTAGTATTGCAACCGAAAGCCCAAGAGTTAGCGCAGTCTGAGTGAGCGCAATACCAACTCGAAGAGTGGCCAGCCTTGTAGTTACAAGCCCTATGATTATAGGGAGCCCCGATAAAACTGTTCCAAGAGTCGCAAATGCCGTTGTAAGACCTGTGGCAACCCCAGTTGCAATCAATTGAATATTAAGCAAAACAAATGATCCAGCCGTGATAGCAGCGAATCTAGCGACGCTTGATAGGATGCTTGGCAGATCTCTTAAAAAACCCACAAGACTAGAAAGACCAGACACCAAGGAAGCGATTATCGGCTGCAGGACTTCGCCAATTTCAATGCCTAAATCTCTAAGGTTATTTCTGAAGATCTGCGCCTGCTCGGCAGAGCCCATAAGTTGCTGGTTTAATGCGCCCGAAAATGTTTGAACCGAAGCCGCATTGTCTCCAAGGTTCTCAGTCGTCTCAACGAGAGATTCAAATTGCGCGTTGGAAAGCGCTGCTATAGATCCAGATGCTCTTACAGAGCCAAATAGCTGTGAAAGTGATTCAGCAGTATTACCGCCAGCTTCTCTGAGCTCGTTAATAAACCTTACAAAACCACCTTCTCTTCTGAAGATCTGAGCGTCGAATGCGATCCCAAGTCTTTCGGCTTCTCTTCTCGCATCTTCAGTTGGATTTATTATCGCCGCGATCGCAGCCCTTAGACCTGTTGCCGATTCAGATGTGCTTCGACCAGAGAGCGTTAATGCTGATAATGCAGATAATGTGTCTTCAAGACTTATGCCGACAAGATTAGCATCGGCAGCCACTGTTCCTAAAGAACCTGAAAGCTCGGCTATCGTTGTCCGGCCTGCTTGCTGAGCTCTAAAAAAAGATGCCGCCGCATTTTCCGCTTGTTCAGCTTCCAAACCGAAAGCATTTAAAGCTGTCGTAAGTCCCCTTGTAGCAGTGGAGATATCTGTTTGCCCGGCAACCGCAAGTTCGCCTGCAATGCGTACCGTATCTATAGCTCTTGATGCATCAATCCCTGCGGATACAGTATCGAAAAGTGCGGTGTTAACAGAAGATATTGCAACAGGCAGATCTGTGAATACTTCTCTCACGCCATCTCTTAAACCATCAAAACCCTCTTGAAGGTTTTGGCCTGTGCTTGCAAAAGAGTTATCGCTTAATAAGGTGCGAACTCCATTAAGCTCAGACTCGAACTCATTGAAAGCTCTCGTAGCGTTGCCGACACCTCTTACTAAGGCAACCGCCGAAAACGCTCCTGCGAACGCAAGTCCGATGCGTCCGATTTGACTTGTGATGCCGCCAGTAAATCTCGTAAATAAAGTTGAAGCCTGCTGCGTGCCTCTTCTGGTAGATCCAGATACGCTATCTTCTAATGACTCACCTACGCTTTCGGCCGCATCCGTAGCCCTATCTCTAAACTGATCGAACTCTTGGCGTAGATTTCTAAACTCAAGCTCTAAATCTATTTGCAGTCGTTCAGTCATCTACCGCCCTTGAATCTTACTATTATTAAGAAGGGCCTGAATTTTATGGATATCTACAGGCGCTTTCTTATGATTATTTGGATGGGCAATCTTATGGTATCTTTTCATGATCTTTTGCCTGCCCTTCTTATCGGCATGCCCGAAAGCATGCGCATCTAGTCTGAGCATCTGCTCTTGCGCCTCAATTACATTAGCCGCATCGAGAAGTTCATTTACTTCAGGTATTGTAAGCTCGCCCGTTTCGCTCCAAGACATTGAAAAGAATCTGGCAAGCCTCGCCCTCTCATTTAAGAAGGGGCTTTGATCTAGCTTTTTTTTTCACCGATGATCTCCGTGACAAGCTTCATGACCGATCGCGCAGGAAGCTTCGAGATAACTTCTTTTGGCAGACCAGCTTTTTCAATCAAAGAAAGGGATAGCTCCAAATGCTTCTCGTTTTTCTTTTCAACGTCTTTGATCTCATCTGCTTTTTTCAAAAGGGATAAATACGGCCCTAGCTCTGACATTGATATCCTTGAAAGCGAGTAATTGGACTCGCCCCATTTAACATCAAAACTTGCGTCATTACTTAAATCTAAAACGCTCATACTTATCCCTCCCAGGGTTATAACGTAGATTAAACTTGGCGTGCGTCGCCTATGAATAGTACGTTAACTTCCTCAAACTTAGCAAGATCATCTCTCAAAGCTCTGAAGGAAACTGTCATCGCGCAGTTTTCATCACTCGGAAAGTTGATGTTTGAAACATTTGGAAAGGTCAAAAGGAAAACCCAGTCTTGGCTTCTGTCTGATGCCGGAACACCGACGGGATGCAAAGTAAGCCTGTTCGAGCGAGTAAGGGTATTTCTACCGATGCTTGCCGTCCCAAGACCGAAATGCTCTTGGCCATTGATTGTTACAGAATCTCCTGCGCCTTGAGCCAGAAGCTTTCTAAGGTTAGAAGTATTGACCTGCTTGAACTCGATCTCGATCTCAGGAGATATCCCTGTCTGCGTTTCGCTAATAGGAAGGCTTCCAGTTTGATCGCAAACGACCTCTTGAGTCGAGACGTTTGTATCAATTGAAAAACCGCCGGACTGAGTTGGCCCAAGGTTCATTGAGAAACCCTCGTGCTCGACGAATGGATCTAAAAGAGCTAAATCGCTTGATACCGGATCTAATGTCGCCAAGTAATCAACAGTCTTGATTGCGAATGCGCGCTTGATGTTCGGAACTACAACAGCGCAAAAATCAGCTTCTGCATCAACAGCTGCTGCAACAGCTGCCGAAATTGACTCTGGGATGTCAGTCGATAAGATATCAACTTGGATTCCAGTTCCGCCCGGAGCCGGATCAACACTCGCGCCGTCTGTAAGGTTAAACCACAGGTAGTACTGAGCTGCATTACCTGCACTATAAAATTGTATATATTGACTGTCTAAAGCCAGTCCCACTTGCTCTTCAGGAATTTGAACGCAAAAAGTTTTTAGGTTTTCGCAATAGACCTCGAAATTCTTGGTCTCGATACCTGAAGCTCCTCGGCATGATTCTGCCATGTGAAAGCCTCCTTAATCGTTATTTTAATTTTTAAGTTCCAGCATTTAAAAGGATCGCCTGAGAAATCGTCATGCCAATGCAAATCTTTACAATGTAATCATTTCCGGGGATGGACTCGAGGAACATCCGGTCAAACCTAATATTAGTGAAACATTCTGGCCGAAGCGATTCATCTAGTAAAACCGTCAGAATACCTTCGCCCTCAATTAGCGCCCGCTCTTGCGTATCTACCTCAAGCTTTCCAGCCATGTGGTAGAGGCAAAGCTCTACATCTGTAGACACCCTTAGACAATTTCCCTCGCGCCCATTCGAGGAAACAACGCCAAGGCGTATATAGTAACTATCATTCACTTGCGATCTTTTAAGCCTATCGTCGAATGAAAAGTTATATGGAAGCTCTCTTTTTCTCCCGCAAGGCTCGATAAGAGAGGAGATGCTTTCTCTGATCTGAGAGAATGTACCGCACCCAAATTTTAACACAGGAAGCCTACTCATTTACGCACTAACCTGTTTGTTGAAATCTTGTATTCATGACGCGATATCTTACCGTCGCCATCCTTATCAAAAAAGATTTTATATCCGCCGAAAGCCTTAACCCTCTTGCTTTTATAAAACTGAGAACGCTGAGCCCAGAAGTCCTCCGGAGATTTAGATGCGTTTCGATAAATGTTTTCAAGCGCCCAAAATGTAGACCATTTTCGCAGTTGCTCTGATCCTTTCAGCTTTGCAATATCAATTAGCTCACATCCGTGCCAAAGAAGACCTTCGTCCCTTAAGCATTCGTAAATGCACTTGGCTATCTGCCTGTGGATATGATTGAAATTACATCGATGACAATCAAGACAATCGCGAATAGATGGCTCAAACCCAAGCAGATCAGAGTCGTCAGAAAATAAACAATCGTCTTGCTCATCTTTAACCTCGATGGTTTCGGCGAAAATCTCAGAGGCCGCACCTGCAGTTACGCGAAGCTGGATCGTAAATGTTCCTGATGCAGAGTATTGCCAATCTAAAAACAAATCAGATGAAACATCGAAGTATGTTCCAGACCCGTCAGGATCGACCTCAACCAAAGATATTGCATCCATGTCGGGTGTTACACTGTTTCTAGATGCGTCGATTCGAAGCCTATCTCCGACTCTTACGCATGCATCTGTGAGAATACATCCAAAGATTGCCATTACTCAAACACTCCCTTAGCCCAGTCGGTTTGGTGCGCCTTTATAATCTCATGGACGCCTTCAATGTTTGCGCCCATTTCAGATAAAATTTTTGGTAGTACAATTGAGATGGCTCTTTCCCCTGCAGCCAAACCAAACAAGTCATCACTTCTATAATGAACACCGCCAAAATCACGACCAACCGCGACATTGTATGCAGCCTTTCGCATTTGGCGAAAACCCTCTTCGTCTAGTTCAAACCAAACTGCAAACAAAAGATGCTTTGAAGCAACGCTTGAATGCATCGCTGGAAATGATGGATGAGGCGGAGCCTTGTAAACTCCGAAGGCACTTTGATCTTTTGCAACAGCGTCCTTGTCTATTAACTTTGAAAGGGCCAGATCAATTCCATCAGGAGCTTTGATCTCGCCTTTGGCCCAAAGGTGGGCTGCCTCCTCAGGACGAAGCCTTCCGTGATACCACTTGTGGGCAAACATGGTCGGAGATATTTGATGGATCAGTTGACCGATGACGCTTGCAAGTCCTACGACGCCATCAGTAAAAGGCGTCCAATCGCCAATTCCAAACAGGTCCCTTTGTTTATAGCCTTTTGATAAAAGCCAGCCTGCCATCTTGTTCATGATGTCTGTAGGCCAGTCAGCTTCTACAAGCTTTGCTAGATCGTGGGCTGTCGATACATTGTATGCAGACTTTATAGGTTCCGCAACGAACTCTGTATCTCCTTCGAAAATATGCTCGGGCCATAACTTTGAGAGCTGGTCCTTAGGAACTCTTGAAAATGGCGTTTTCTTTTTTGCCATATCAACACGGTAGGCGACCTCTAAAAGCTCATCCCAAAAAGGTGCGCCGTCTTCCGGGTGCGCCGGCTTCGGTCCTTTTGAAGGTAAAAACAAAAGCCTTGAGTCATCTTCCATAATGCAGCTGTGAAGCTTCTGACAGTCGCCTGAAGCGCGCTGCTGCTTTGAAAGAGGATAGTCTATTTTTCCAAGCTTAAAACGCATTAAGAAAGCCTTTTCATTATTAAACCGCCGGCGTCCCCAGCCAGGTTTACAGTCCCTGCGTTAGCGCCTCGCTGGGAGCTCACGCCAATGACATCGCCTTCTGATACTTTTAAAATCTCAGTCAAATGCGCCGTCGAATTGTTATGGCCGAAGTTTGAGCTTATATATGAGTTTCTAGATCTTGCCCTTTGCCTTACTCCATTTAAGGTAATGTGCACCTGCGGAGAATATGGATCAGGGCCTGGTGTCCAAAACTCCGGCTGTGCGGTGACTTCAACGTGGCCGTTAAAGGCCACCCTTATACCGTCAACTGCAAGCTCGAAATCAGTTTGGCCATCGAGCTCTGAAAGGAACTGATCGTAGACCAGAAGCTGGGTTGGATTATCCTGGTTTACATTTGACGCTCCATTAAACCCAGTCGAAACAAAACCCATTGGTGCTGGCGGAGGCGGCGGCATAGCCGAACCATCTTCTTCAACTTCCATTGCAAGACCAGGAACCGGAGGCTGCGATTCCGCAGATGCCCCAAGTATATTCCCAGCTTCGCTGCCTTCCCGTGCAAAGACGACAGTCCCATCGTCATGTTCATAAGCTATATAATTTATTGGCATAGTTCCCCCTTAAAGGACATCGTCTAAAACAACAAACATTGAAACCCTGGCATCTGAATAGGCTCCAACCTCCGTACCTGTTCTCAGTCTTATATCTGCTCCAGCGCCAACCTCGATTGGAGTGGCGAATTCAAACACGCCTGTTTGGCCAGTAAAACTTCCAGTCCCAATCACATTAGAGTTGTTTTCTAAAATCTCGATCGTGACGCTCGTTCCAGCTGTTTCAGACTGGAAAGTCATGTATTTAATTCGTCCGTCTTTTGGAATTACAACGCCGGTATTACCAGTAGACCCGTTACCTATTGACCACTGATTAGATCCGTTTGCAAGGCCGCCGTTTTCCTCCCAGTTGAAGCTTACGAGCGAGCTACCTAGAGAGGCTATGGCAGCCGCATTGGCAGCGATATTGGATGCGTTCGTCGAAAGCTGAGCGTCGTGGCTGCCGACAATGTTTCCTATCTCAGTGACGTTGCTTGTATTTAGCGCTGTCGCAGAAGCATTCGCTACAGTCGCTGCAAGGTTTGCTGCAATCGCAGTGTTTTGAGTGGCTTGCTCAGGGAACAATATTGCTAGGTTATCAGTATTTGCCGTGGTGTCAGTTATGACCTGGGCTAAATCCGCACCACCAGATCCTACCGGCTTAGCACCGAGGTAAAGCATCCCATCAGCTGGGTTGACCCAAGTTGTTTTTGCGAAGTCGTTTCCATTATCTTCAATATAAGCCTGTGCAGAAGCCACATCAGAAAACCTGCCCTTGTCATCATATACAACAGAATCAGGATCTAAGATCCCATCAATATCTACGTTTCCTAAAAATGTCGCGACCTTTGATCCTGATCCTCCAAACACGGCTCCAGTCTCGCGGTCATCTTCAAAGTTCCAGCCTATGCAAGCTTCATAAGTATATGAGATTGTATGCGAGTCAGTTATCGAGCTTCCACCGGAGAATACACCTATATAGTAAGTGCCAGGCGTTAGCTGCACTGAGTATGTCCTTGAAGGTTCTGCTGTCGTTATCCTTTGGTCTAGGTTAAATGTATTAAAAATATCTGCATTAGCGACACCTTGGGCATCATTGAGAGCAAGCTGAATAGTAGATATTCCGAACCCAGCTGTTCCTATAACGTTTAGACCAGTATGAACAAACGTGTATTCAGAGGGCTCAAGGACCTCAATACTGCCAAGCTGAAAAGCCGATACTCCTGCCGCACCTGTGTTTATAGTTTGACCGCCGGTTAGCTCTCCGGGAATGCTTGCGGTTGTCTTAAGCAGAGGAAGGCCGTCTGTGCCAATAATTAGTTTTTGGCATATGTCCGTTGAAACCCTTGCAGGGCTGCTTGGCTCATGATCACAAACCCTTGTAACACCTGAAGGAGTGTAAGGTGTAACGTTATCTGTTTCAAAGTCTTCGCTTGTAACAACGCCGCCTGATTTTGAATAGTTCGTAACATAAAACACGTTTGTGCTAAGTACGAAAGTGTTTGCAGTTATATCCCTGCTTGAAATCCCACCCACGGAAACATCGATAAGACGAATCTCAACGTCACCTTCTGCGAAGAAATCAGATACAAATGTCTGAGTGCCAATGGCAGCGTGAACCGCATTTCTTTCGTCTACAAGTGTGTTTCCGCTTGTAACATCAGTTATGACAAGTCTTGTCGCACTGCCAATACCTGTGTTTCCAATGATGCTAGATCTATAACTAAAACTCGATTGCCCTTGAACAGACTCTACAATGGAAACTAAACCACCTGAAAACGCTCCGCCGCCGCCGAAAACAAACCCGCCGCCGCTAAAGCCAACAGATCCTTCGGTTGCATCCAATGTAAAATCGCCTGCGGCAATATTTCTAGGCACTAAATCACAACGCTTTTCCTGCCAAGTTTCAGTCTGTGAATCTTCTGCGCAAGGATAGTTAAGATCAAGCTCAATAACATCTAAAAAGCCCTGATCCGCTGCGCCGCCAGCTGTTGCTGCTGGAAAAATTGACCAGCTTAAAGATCCAGGAGCCGGGGCAAATTCAGCCACAAAACAAATTGTACTATCTGTAACATAAACCGAGCGAACAGTTACCTGTGTCCCGGTTCCGAAAAATGTGAACGTGCCATCGCTTGCGTCCATGCGTAGATCAGAGACGACCCCAGGTGAATTTGCAAGCCGTAGGATCAGACCCTGAGAAACTTGTTTTCTTACAAACTTCATTTTTACGCATTGAGGCAAAGTCGTAGGTAGCATTGCGTCTAATACGTAAGAACTAAATCCACCGGTCGCATCTTCAAGCCGAGCAGCTGTATATCCGTCTTGATCAATCTGGACAACTGGGGTTGCGCCGCTTGCCAAGGCATATTGATCAAGCTGTTTGAAAATATCATTTGTATCTTCTGCAAGGTCTTGAGGCCCACAATACGTTGAAGTTATTGTAAGGTTATCACCTGACTGGCGAGTAAACGTATATACGCATCCAGCGTCAAGCGTGATAGAGCCGAAGACATCAATACCATCAATAAAATTGGCTGTGGCGTAGTTTAAGGTCAAAGCATGATTGTTGCTTGTTCCAACGTTATCAAAGATTACCCTATCTCCGGGTGTTAAAGATCCAACGGATAAGTCAAAGGTTGCAGGGCCTGCGGTGTGAGCGTTCCTGTAATAAGTATCTGCAGAAAGCTCAATGGTTGCCGTCGCAGTTGATATATCAAGATGATCCCAGCTTAGGTCACGGCCATGGTCTCTGGCAGTGATTTTAATGCCAGTTCCAGATTCCCTTGAAAATGTATAAATGCATCCAGGCTCTAAAACTAAAGTTCCTGGAGTAGCTGTACCGTCTATAAACTCGCCGGTCGCATCAATGTAATTTACCGTAAGATCACCAACGGATGAATGTCCGTTTTCAATGATGAAGCGATCGCCGGGCAAAAGACTTCCAAGTGTTAAATCATAGGTTGCGCCTGTAGCAGCAGTTATGTTCCGATACATGTGATCGGGTTGGAGTGAAATTGTTTCAGCTGCGCTTTGAGTGTTGACATGCGTCCAGCTTGAGCTGACGCCAGGCCTTGTAAATGAATGTTTAGCCATTAGTTATCCTTACTGAACAAATGTTACGAAATAATCTGTGCCTGTTATTGCTTGATCAGTCAAATACCTTGCATCTTCATGCTCGTCTAAGATCACAACTTGGCCGGCTTCGATCGCTTGACCATTGATTGTTACATCGGCTGAATATGCAGTTACTGCAAACTCTCTAAATGGTGCGGCATAAGTATTGGCCCCTGTTGCTCTTTCATGAACAACAACCTTGTCTGCTTGTTTCTTTAAACTTTCAACCGGATTAACGGGCTGGTAAAAACTACCGTCAGAATTTAGTGCAGTTCTTTGACCTTCAATACCGTCGAAGTATCTTACTTCCCAATAGAATATTTGCTGGGAACCGTCTGGAAGTTGATCGCAAGCAGGGACATGGACCGTTTCATAATCGGTCGCCTGCAATGCTTTGATTGGACCAACCGGCGTATAAGGATTGCCGGCAGAATCTATTGTAAATAATAGAGCACCCGTCTGATCGTAGCCTCTTACAAAAGCTCCGTTGTCATCGCAAAGTTGAGCGAACTCAACATCGGTTGCAGAGCACACTTCGATCGGACCTATTGGAGCGTAAGCCGCACCTGCCAGATCAATGGTTGACGCAGCACTAAAAGTGCCATCATTGTTATATTGGACAACGCCATAGAATTTCTGGTCTGCATTACCTGCGTCGCAAAACAGCGTAAGTTCGCTGTCTACGCTCGCGCCGGCAGTGGCGTTGGTTACTTGTATTGAAACGTTTCCGGCAGCGTCGGTGACCAGCGCTGCGCAAAGCTTATCGTCTAAGGTTCTTACTGACATTGTTCTGCCTCACATGATGGTTTGAAAAAAGCCAGGCAGCGCCAATAAAGGTGCCGCCTAGCTAAAATGGAAAATACTATCTTACTAGTTTTGCGGTTCTGATACCTTCACAGATTGTGCGGAATCCGTAACCCATACAAAGCGAAACTTCTTTGCATGCAAGTTTAGGCATATCGGATTCTAATACCATCACGCCCGTTTGAGTTGCAAACTTCAAAGAAGATTTGTGAAGCAAAGTAAGTGTTCCTGGTGTTGCGAGAGTCGTCCAAATGACTGGGCTTCCCATAATCATTCCGACTACGCCGGTTCTAAAAGTAGAAGTAGCATCGCCGGTGACGTTTGCATCTTTGATGCATTTGAGCGCGTGGATGTCTTTAAGATCGTTCGGGTGAACAACAAGGCATCTTTCAGTTTCAGGAATGTTTCTCGCGTTAAGAGCCGTATGAAGACAAATAAGATCGCCTTCTGAGATTGTACCCGCGCCGCCGATTGGAGCTAGAATGTTAGCTGGATCAACATCTGCTTCAAGAGCTGTGATTAGATCGCGCTCAACCTGGCGAGTGATTGCCTCAGAAGCTTTTTGTAGAACAACTGATTCAACTCCCAAAACACTTTGGGTGATATCACAAGGATCGTAGCTAAAGCCTGCGACTGCTTTGCAGTTAAGCTCTAGAACGTCTTGAGTGATTGTCAGGTTTTGGCAAACGATAGGTGTTCCGTTTGGATCAACCGTGCCATCTGCAGTAGCTCCAGGAACAGTGACCGGATAAGTTTGTTTCTGTAAATCGAAGTCCTCGACTTTATTAAACGCAATTGATTTCATTCCGGGACCGACCAATGCAGATACGTCGTCAACTAATGGAACGATCTTGCCGATTTCAGTGAAGTTATCAAGAATGATTGCACTGACAAGCTCTTGGCGAGTGATGTCGATGCTAGTGGTATTTACCTTGCCAACGTTGGCCATAATAAATCTCCCTCTCTTTTTTTAGGGTTAATTAAAATAGTTTAGTTTTAGTCCTTAATAGCTCAAGCTTTTCAGCCTTGCTCATATCCTTTAAAGACTTATTGCCTACTTCGATTTTGCCCCCACCTTTTTCCTTTGTATCGAGCGGGCTCTGCTTGAACAAAGTTGAGTGGTCTAGCTTAATCTTTTCGACGATGTCATTTATGCTGCGCTCGTTGACCGTCAAGGTTTTCTCATCATCGAAGTCGATCATGTCCTTGTATTTGGTCTGGGCTAGAACGAATGCAAGCTCAGAGTCACTGCATCCTTTATCTGCTGCAACCGTTTTGAATTTACCTTTGAGCTCGCGCGCACGGAGCTGCATATACAGCTCATTCTTTTCGCGCTCTAAACCCTCGAACTTGGATTTGGTGTCTTCATAAAGAGCTTTGTATTGCCCCTGCTCTTCTAGCTTTTTGCTATTTGCAGACGCGCTCTTTGATTCAACCTCTTCAAGTCTGGATTTGAGCTCACGGTTTTTCCGCCGGTAGCTAGCATTTTCCTCTCTATTTTTACGCGCAAATTCATCAAGCTGAGAAATCTTAGCTTCAAGCTCCTCGATACTGGGCTTAACAGGATCTAAAGGGGCCGGAGTTTGCGGCGCGTCCAGCTGGACATCTAGATTGGGGTTTGTGACGATCTCGTCGGAATGCTGTGTTGACATAGTGATTTTCCTTTATCTTAAGTTACTTTGCAACCGTTGTTATCTATTGAGCCTTCGAATTGCAGCTCTTAAAAGCTCTCTTATTTCATCTACGAGAATCGCGAGCGCATCAGTCCTGGCTCTTTCAGAAAGACCTAAAACCGAATACCTGGGGTTTAGATCTAAAAGATGACCGTAAACTTCTGCATTGCTTTGGGTTGAACCGGTCCTGTTTCCATCAAAGAAAATTGCAAGGCTTGCATTACCTGAGGCCGAAGTCTCGAAATCGAAAGTCAAAGAATCTAGAAGCTGGCCCGTCTCGGTTAAATTAGATCTTGTGGCAGAGGGATCTGTTATGTCTCTTTGCAGTCGAGACGACCTTTCGCGAGATCTTATGGTCGATTGCGAAAGGTTTGGAAGCGGCCCAAGATCGACGGCTGACCTGAAACGTGACCTCGCGTTTTGTCGGATATCCAAAACGATCGTTTGAGCAATCCTTTCAAGGAGCTGCCTTTGGTCTGGTAAAAGACTTCGTAGGCGTTCAGCTGTCAAACTGAATGTGACGTTTGCTCTAACCATCAAAGAACGTCCCAAGGAAGTTTATGAAATCAAAAGCCTGCTGCAGGGTCTGCCCAGCCTGGCCATCGGCGGCGTTATCAACAGCGCCGGAAAGAGATGGCCCTACCAAATCTCTAAACTCACCAGTTATCTCCCTAAGCTCGGTATCTGTCAGATACATAAACTCCCTTTGGGGCGGCCCCCCTGAAAAATCGGAGTCATGCCCATGAGCTTTGGTGCGGTTGGCCTGCGTGGTGAATCCGATTCGTATGGTCTGGTTTGATGAGTCGATTACAGCTAGCTCTCTCATCATCGAGTTTGTCAGGCGAAGGTTTACTGGGTTTGATTTCTGGGGGTTTGCAGCAAGGTATTCCGGCGAGTACGTGTTGCTTCCTACATTGAATATTCCTTCTGCGGTGCGGTCTCTTATGGTCGCGACAATGCTGTCACCAATTGCTTCACGGGCAACCGATGATACAACACTTCGACCAAACATAGTCTCGAGGTTCACATCCATGAACACATCGAACTGACTATCGTTATAGGTCTTCTGGATTACTTCCGCTGCTGTCGGCATCCATGTCCCCTAAGTTGCCAAGTATCTCTGCTGCTTGTTCTTCAGATACGCCCCGATCGAGCATGATGGCCTCAAGCCTACTTATAAGACCAAGGCCGAGCTTTTGGCTTATAAGCGCTATCTTCTCGGCTTCTGTCTGGATCATCTCAGGCTTTGAAAACTGGATGCTGAACATCACATCTTCTGATATGGATCCGCCATTTATATCCGGATCTGTTCCGATTCTATTTTGAAGATCATTTGACCAGTCGCGAAGAAGCGAGAAGGCTTCTCTTTCAACAGCCCTAAAGGTTGCAATTGAATCTCTTGAAGCTTCAAACCTTTCAACGCCCGCGAGAAGGCGGTCAAGGCCAGAGGTAAAACGAGATGCCGCACCATTAGTTGAAATGGTTTCAGGAGAGATATTGAGGCTTGAAAGAAACATCGAAAGCATCTTCTCTAAAAGAGATATCGAGCTTCCAAGATCAGGATTTGCATTAGCGAAGCTAAAGCTAGGCTGCACGGTTGAGTTTGGATCCAAAGGAAGATGGATGTAACTTGTAGGGCCTATGACAAGATCAGATGGCTTTTCCTCTGAGGCTAGAACGGCCTGAGCATACCCTTGGTTTTTTGAGATATCTGCAACGTCACATAGACAAAGTAGGAACTCTTTTGAAAACTCGGCCACAACGCTTGGGCAATCAACCCAATATTCGAGATCTTTTTCCTGCGATATTTCAACGAACGGCAAGCGGCGTATTGGGTTTTCAACGGTATCGCCTATAACCGCACCATTTTCATTGGTGACAAATATCTGATCTTCAGTCCAGAAGTGGTACTCGTAATCGCCTTTGTTTGATATCGCCGTCTCAAGCTTTATCGTCCCATCGAATACGCCAGATCCTGACTTGCTCTTTTTAAACATCCGAACAAATGCAATGGGAGTTTCCTGGTCCTCTTCGCTGCAAACCACGTCGTATTGGTGCGGTGCAAGCACTCTGGTCTTTAGCTCACCATTTTTAGGATAAATCTGAAGTGCAGCTTGGCCGAGAAGGTTATAAAGCCTGTTTGCTTTTTTAAGTGATACGTCAAGCATTGAGCGGTCGTAGACCATATCAAGCTGTTCTAGCTCTCTTTCATCTGCCCCAACAAACTGCCTTTCGGGCTCGTTCATGTAAACGGTGCTGATCGCAGAGATGATCTTAGGCGTTAGGTTAACCGAGAATATATGGCGCTTTCTTTTTAAAGTCTCAACGTCCCAGCCGTATTCTTCGCACATTGCGTCCCATACGTGGCCCTTGTGTTTGTTGCGGTAGAAGTCGAATGCATATAATGAGCGGCGCTTGCGGGCCCTGTTTTCTTTTGAATGGATATGATCTATGAAAGCCCGGCGGCCTTCGGCGGTGCTGATATCTGGCATTGGTTTAACTTAACGCCTCCCTTGGCTGATTGATTTTTTCCTTGTGGATAAGTCCTTTTGAAACAGCGAATACCCAAGGCTGGTCGTAACGTGCTGCGCATGATAACTGTCGTCTTCCACGAAGTTTGCGCCTGCCTTTAGTTTTGTGTGTCTTAGTCCGTCAATAATTGTACTGCAATTTGATGAAACTTTTAAGCGTACATCGCCGTTGGCGTTCTTAAGGTACGCATTTACGATATTGTGACGAAGCCTGATTGCAGGGTTTTTAGGCGGAACCATTATTCTAAATGGTATAGGAATGTCCAAGTTACTTATGCGATATTTGATAATATCTAGATCTGAGCGAACGCCGCGAGTATCGCGGGAGGATCCAGTAGCATCAGCACAAATATAAACAGGAGACGACGTGGAGAAATAACCACGGTGCTCAATCTCGTCCAAAACGTCATTGGTTCTCATCCCCTCTAAAATAATCTCATCGAAGTAATATGCGGTGCCATCGACGAACTGAGATATGCAGCAGCTCATTGGTTTTCCGGTTCCAATGTTAAAGTCAAAGCTTATATATATTGGAGCTCTTGGCTTCGGGTCATATGATTCAATAATGTTGTCGTCTGAAAACTGATAATAAATTACATTTTCTGCAATTGATAACCATTCTCCTTCGAGCATCCTTCGAGCCATCAAAGGATCCATGGTCGCCCTGAGGTTAGACTCATAGCTATCGGGCAGAAGTTTATTGTCTCTTGTCTTTGAGTAAAATACTTTTGAGCCAGGTGCGGGGTTTCCGATGAATTCTTTATATACCCAATGGTCAGGCGATTCTGGATTCGATGCGCAAAGAAGCCAAGATTCATCGACATCTGACCTTCTTCCAAGGCGCATAAATATTTCATTGTATGCTTCTGGAGTCTGTGACTCAGTTAATTCGTCGATAGCAAAAGCAGTAAATTGGTAGGATCGAAATTTCCGTACCGATCCATCGGACCACGAAAAAGCCATTATTTGAGATCCATTTGGAAATGTGATTGTCGACGTGCTCTTGTTGAACTTGATATCAATAATATCGCCAACCTGCTCAATGATGGCTTTCAAGAGAGTATCTTTAAGATATCGAAGCGATAAACGACCAATGCCAACCAAAGCATTCGGATACATCAAGCAATGTGTGACTACGGCATGTGCAACTACAATTGTTTTTCCAGATCCAACCGCACCAGACAATAATATCTTCTTGGGACCAGATTTATATGATCCTGTCCTTATATGCTTTAATACTTGTAATTGGTATGGAACCAAACAAGGGTTGTAAATTGTGAAGTTTATATCGAGCCTCTGGTATTGATATGCGAGGATATCAATTTATACCATCTGGTACAATTCTCGGGATACCTATATATCTAAATTTTTCGGATTTATAGGGACATAATTAGTATATATCGATAGCGATGTTTGACCATAGAAATATTATAGTGTTATTAATATGTTGGCAGGCCATTTCTTTTCAAAAGAAGTAAGTCGCTGTAGGTGTGTCATGAGGGGATTCCGTGCAAAAATTGGATCCCCTTTTTTATTTTAAAGCTAAAGTTTTTTTAAGTGTTGCCGATAAGATTTATATAACAACGATCGGATGGACGCTTATGAAATTCTTATCAACCCACTGTAATGCCTGGATAAACTCACTTTGTACGCCTCAAAAAAAAGAAGGTTTGCCACCTTATTATTGGCTAACTGTATTTGTTGGCACCGCTGCTCTTATGGTAGCAATATCTTTGATGAGCCATTTCATGGTTTGATTGTTTTAAAACGTCGGTGAAATATTGGAGGAATGATGATTGGTTGGGACGCGTTGGAGCTTGCTAGAAAAACTCCAAATCTTAGATTTGTTTATGAAGATTGGTGCCCGGACTCATATTTGTTTTTTGACGAGTCAGGATTTTGCAAAGATGATGATGGTACTAAGCATACTTTGCCATGCTATCTTTTATCAAAAGAGGGTTGGAGGCTAGAAAAGCCAGAACCGAAGATCATCAAATGGTACCGGCCAAAAGTTGTTTGGTATGAAGACGAACCAAGCCCTTGTGTCCTAAGAGATAACGATAGAAAAGACAGATATCATGATAATAAAGACCTAATAAACTGGTCAGCTTTAGAATACAAAGTCCTAGAGTGGGAAGAAAAAGAATTCCCTGAAACTTGGGACGCATTGGATCACATGGGCGAAAGCTCTTTAGGATGAATACATGCTTAAGGCTGCTTGGAAGAAGAATAAATGAAAACTCGAACAGGCTGGGAAGCGCTAAGGATAATCCAAATGCATCCTGGATCTAGAATGATCGAAATCGGAAAGCCAGGTGTGTGGTTTGAATGTAAAAGTGGGCTTTTAACAAGACACAAAGACTCTTTGCCAAGAGAATATGAAGTAATTACAAAATTGGACATCGAAAGATTTCATATGCAAATATTTGCAATTACGAAAGAATCGTTTGAGGAAGGGCAGTTTTAAAATAGAGTTTGAAATAATATAGATTAGAGGTGCGTCAAAATGAAAGTGACGATGCAATTTGAATTGCCCGAAGATCAACAGCAACTCGAAGCAGCAATGAAAGCCTTCGATTACAAGCATGCACTATTTGATTTCGCAGAAGAGATACGCCGCCGCACCAAGCACGTTGATGATTGCAAGACCGATTGGGAAAGTGTTAGTTCAGTTTTTTTCGATATAATAAATGAACGAGGCGTTGAATTATATGATTAAGCGTGAAACTTTAATATTGATAATAATGATGGTTATTTCATCAACATGTTTTGCAGTTTCGATCTATTTTTTTGCTTGTTTATTTTTTAAATTATTTATTGATTTAAATATCTAAAGCTTATAGCTGAGCTTGAACTCGGGCTTCATGGATTTATCTGAGCTCGTATGATCTATAGCCTGTTTTGGCCGGCCTACGATCCTGTCTAGAAATTCTGAGACAACTTTCCAATCGCCTTTTTGCACAGCTTTAATAAACATGTTTACAAGGATGGTTTGCTCGCCAGCATTTAGTATTGCTTCGAGCTCGGTCTTTGTCAGATTCAGCATATCCGAGCATTTATTTATTTGATCTTCTGTAGCTTTTCTTACTCGCCTTCGGTCGCTTGAAAGCCTTGGGCGGCCTTTCGGATTTCCAGATTGGCCTTTTTTAAATGATGTTTTATTTCTTCTTTGCGGCATCTGCCTGTAATCTCCCTGATTATTACACAGGCTCTCCGCAGTTTTTGCACAGTTTTGGACCGTCATTTGGAGAGCTTTCCGTCTCATCTGAAACTTCATTTAATTCTACATCAATATTCGAATCGAGTTTGAAATCCTTGAAACCAAGGAGATCCAAATCAAAATTGATGCCATCAAGCTCTGATAGGTCCTTATTTATATCTTTAAGGCTTAGCTCGGCCCATTCTGAAATTGCATTGTCAGATATTAGAAATGCGTATTCCTGGTCGTCATCTTCGAAATCTTGATAGCTTACCGGAACAGTTTTAAGTCCCATTTTCTTCGCGGCTGCAAGCCTTCCATGGCCTGCGACGATGCATCCAGAGCGCGTTGATACGATTATCGGAAGCCGCCATCCTTGATATTTTATAAGCCGCTCAAGCCGGGCTATTTGATCATCAGGGTGTTTGTTTCGATTTTTTGGGTGCGGTTTTAGATCCTTGGTTTTTACCCACTCGATATTTATTTCTGCGCTCATTTAGATTTTAGATCTGACTGAGGCTTTGGTTTTGGACCGGGCTTTGCTTTGGCCTTGGGTTTGGATTTAAGGCTATCTTGGCACTCTCTGAGCTTTAGGATGAGTTCTGCGAGCTTAAATACCTTGTCGATGTTTCGGCCATGGATGGCGTCTTTTAGCATCGCCTGGCCATATGTGTATGGCTGAAAGCTATTTAGCTCGGCCATTGGCATTACAAGTAGTTTGGTCATTAGATCAACATCCATGAATTAACCCTTTATTATTA